TTTAGTTTATCACCATTAGATTTACCAGCTTTAATCCTTCTAGCTAGTCTAGACTCTCCTGATGACCATTCCATAACAAACTCTCTACTATTCTTCATCTTAGGTGGTGTAGATTTGTGTTGAGCTAAGTTTCTTTCTAATTTATTCATAATATAATGATTAATGCGAATATATAGCTTAATGTTGCCTCAGCTGTATATTCTAATGTATTCATGTGCAACAAATCCCTCTGTACTCAGATGTATAATAATTATGTTTTGTGTTGATAGCTCTATTTCAAGCACTTCAATACTTTACCCACAAATTTAACCTTCATAAAGGACATAAATAAGCTGCATTTTGATGGTCGTCAAGGCTGCATTAAACTAGGCTTACCACAATCTAGTTCACTTATACTATTATACATCTGTCTATCCTTGGGAAATAGAAATGGTACATTATTGTAAGTTTTATACATCTCTGTAACCACCTACTTACAAGGACACTGATTCTAATGTTTATAGCCTAATAATCAATTAAATTTGGGCTTTCTCTCTGTACTCAAATAGCTGTTCATGTACATTTAATCAGAGCAATTACATTGTATTTCTACAGAGTCCTGAGCACTATTTGTCTATCCTTGGGAGCTGATTTACTATCTTACACTTGATCAGTTTTCCTACCTACGACTATATTTCTATAATCATCTACAGTAACCAATAGTGGCTGACTTTCTCAGGTTTCGATCAGGTGGTTTCACATCTACTTAATATTGGCCTAAGTAAGAAGTCTTCATATCCACATAGAAATGGTACATTATTCATCATCCTCATCCTCATATAATATATCAGAAGATAAAGATTCATCTATCATAGTGAATGTTGTAATGGATTTATCACTATGAGCTCTATTAACACCAACTACACCTAAATTATCCCATATACAATCTTCTCCTTTGTCTTGATATTCTATAGGCTCAAAAAAGTAATGTAAGTCTATTATCTCCCTAATAACAGATTTATCATCATCATTATCAGGAAGTATAGTGTATCCTACACAAAAATTGTTTATATTGTATATTAGTTCTATTTTCATATAATTATCGTTTAATAGTTAGTTTATATGTAGGATGAACATTACAATAACCATTACATCTTAAATAACAATAAATATACTCTTTATCATACTTTTTTTTACGTTGTATATCTTTTGCTATTATACTAACTGTTTTATTAAGCAGTGTGTCATAGTATGTAATTGTCATGTTGTTATGGTTTAATGCTATATATTTCCCTTGTAGCTTGGTTTTTACACTATGTAAATTGTATGTCTTAGAGCTTGAGGGGTCTCACACCACCTCATTTACACTCATAAACCTGCAGGATTTATTCTACATTCCTGCAACATTTATGCTAATACCTGCACATTCCTGCATAAATACACCACAAAAGTTTATTTTCTCCTAATAGAAAAGTTTAATAGTTGCAGGTTTCTGCAGGTTTAATGCTGTTGTGCATATATGCCCACCCAAAGAAGCTATTCTTTCCCACCCTTATATATGAAATAAAGGCTCCCTGAATTAACAGAGAGCCTTTACTTACATTAACTAAGAGCATTCAATAAAGATTCACTAACCTTTTCTGCAGGTTCATCTTTAAAGATATCACTTAAAGTCTTTTCAGTTTGAGCCATAGAGATTTCTTGGTCAATATTAGTACAGCTAGCCAATTGTAAAGTTTGCACCTTAACTAGTTCACCATTGATTTCTCTATCACGAGTTCCTTCATCGAACGTAACACTATATAATTTAGCGTTATCTTTCCATTGAGCAAACTCATCATTACTATTAACAGTGAACGCAGTACCATTATACTGATAAGTATTGAACGTTTGACCGTAGAAAGAATGACCTTCTTCAACTTGGTAAGCTTTGCCTTTAGAGATTAACTTGATCTTTAGTACGTCTCTACCTTTAATTTCTTTTTTCATGATTTTAGATTTTGATTTTTATCAGGTTATATCGAATGGGGGATACCCCCAACCCTGGCAACATGTGGAGGGGTTGTGGCTGGAAGTAGCCTCATCTCCCTTTGATATAGGGGGTAGGGGGTTTAGAAAAAAATTTTGTAAAATGTTTCACATGGAACATTTGTCAATCAATAGCTTTACTTTTCTTTACATATTGTCAAGCTATAGGTTTACATAATGTGTCATATTATACGCATTAAGATATAATTTGTGCCTTTAATGACAAATTATATCTTAAAGCATATAAAAAATAAATTTGGTTGGTATTTATTTTTACCACTACCTTTGGGGTGGTTGGGTGGGTTAGTATTAACTAAATTCTATGTATATGATATATGTTATTATTGTTGTGTTTCTTCTGTTTGCTATTGCTAAGGCATGGACAGGTTCTGAGGAAGTGGAAATGGGTATTGAGCTTATTAGTCTTTCAGCTTTTGATTTTGAGCTAGGAATATCTAATAGGACATACACTCTACAGGATGGAGGACAGGAAAAAGAGTTCAGAATAGGTATGTTGATTGTTAACGTTTACATCTTGTTCTATAGAAATAGTGCATAATATAGCATTAGATATTTTAAATAACCAATATAGTTATTTGTGGGTATGTATATAATGTATATCTTTGCTCTAACTAATTATGGAAACCAATAAGAAGATAGTAGTTCAAAAGCTTAAGAAACCTGTAGGGGATAATTATTCCTGTGCAGAGAAGTATTATACATTGTTGTCAGCCTTAAATGATTTAAAGCTTACACAAAGGGAAATACAGCTTATAGCCTTTGCTGCTATTAAGGGGAATATAAGTTATGCTAATATACGGGAGGAGTTTTGTAACAAACATAATAGCTCCACTCCTACAATTAATAACATGATTTCTAAGCTTAAGAAGCTTGGTATTCTCGTGAAGGATGGAACGAAGATAAAGGTGAACCCAGTTATTCTATTAAACTTTGATAATAATATTGTGTTACAAATAACTATAAGTCATGGATAAGCCAGTGAGTATGTCTGTCAAGGACTATCTTATTAGAATCCTGGCAGTGAAGATGTTAACAAGTGAAAAGACAATAGAGGCTGTAGTGAACCATCAGTTTCAATCTGCCAATCAGGCAATGGATTTAAATGACAGTTTGGAGATATCAGGGTTTGGTAAGTTGTTCTTTAATAATAAGAAAGCTCTAAAGAAGATACAGACGTTGATTGTGAAGAAAGAAGCAATGGAGAAGATTATTGCTAGTGATCAAACTACAGAACAAAAGAAAAGAAGTGCAAATGTCACACTTGAAAAGACATTGATAAGTATAAACCAACTTAAACTTAGAACTAAATATGAAGATTGATTTCTCACAGGTGTACGAAGGATGGAAGAACAACCTCCTTCCAGCCAAAGAACTCAGGCCTTTAATTAGTAAAATCAGCAAGGAAAGAACTGCCATTTGTGAACAATGTGAGTTCCATTCCAAGCATCATAAGACATTAAGACTCGATGACCATTGTACAAATTGCGGATGTACACTATCTGCTAAAACAAAATGTCTCTCTTGTGATTGCCCAATAAAGAAATGGGTAGCCTTGATAGATGGTGATAAGGAAGATGAACTTAAAACTGCTATAAAAAATGAGTGATGAAACTGTTATAAAGAAGATACCACTTCACAAGCTGATAGCAGCATTAGTGTCATTATATAATGGTGGTGTAGATTTTATAGATATTGTAGCAGAGAAAGGTGAGATACAGGATAAGATGCAAATAGAATATGGAATAGAATATATGAATAAGGAGGCTGCAAAAGCCATAAAAGAAGAACAGGAAGAAGAGGATGAAGAGGAAGACTATGAGGAGGAAGAGGAAGAGATAGTAGAAGAAAAACCATTAACAGACGAAGATTTAAACCAATTAATATGAACCCAGTAATAGAATCATGGATTGTAATAGAGAAGCTTGCTGCTCTATGTACTACAGAAGGTGTATCAGATGATGTAAAAATTATAGCTAATACGCAGATAACCAACCTTTTAAACAATGTGATATCTCCTAGCTTAATCAAATTATCAGCTACACAAGCTGGTATTATAACTAACTAAAATGAGTAATTATAACAATATAATACTTATTCTTGAGGAGTTACATAAGAACTTCCCTTCCTACAATATGGGAAGGCATATATCTACAGCTCTAGATGAGTATGGAGATGTATGGGGAATGACAGACAAGGAAATGGTATTTGCTTTAAGTAAGTATAAGAGTCAATTAGATCTAGATGTTCAACATGCTGATGATTCTGAAATAGATAAGATAGTTAAAGAAGGTATGGACCTTGATAACATATTAAACGAAGAGGAAGAAGAAGATGGCGACTATTAAAAAAACTACATATATAAATACAGAGCTTGAATGGGCTGAGCAACAACTCATCTCCTGGAAAGCTTATGTAAATGCAAATCCCTTACATGAACTTAAGGATAGAATTGAATGGAAGCCTACAGCTAAAGGAGGCATGTTACCTATGGTGATTGCCAGCATTGAAGCTCAAGGTAAGTTTGTACAAGAGACAATGAAGAACTATTTAGCCCTAGTGGAAGTGGTAGATAAGCTAAGAAGTATGGAAGAAGCTAAGGTGGAGATTAGAGGTAAAGGAAACTTAGGTGGACAAGCTGAAGAGTTCTTAAAGACAAGAAAGTAATGGAAATCAAAAGTATAGACTATAAGGATTGGTTCATAAATCAGAAACGCATTCCTGATAAGGATAGCGAAGAGTGTAAACCTTTCTTTGATTTTCATAAAGACATAGCCTTAAATGGTGCAATGATGAATGGGGTGTATATTAACCCCTTTTTGTATTGGCACCTAAACATCTGGCACACTGAGGTGGATGTTATAGATGATAGGGGAAGAATAAGTCAAAAGTATGCCAACCCTTTGTTAAGGGACAATGAATGGATTGTGACGAACGAAATTGATAAAGCTCAAATAGACAAAAAAGGTTTAATTATTCTAGGTATTAGACGTTTTGCTAAATCCGTTCTTGAGGCATCTTATATAGCATGGGGAGCTACGTTTGATGAGAACTCCCAAAACATTATTGCTGGTTTGAATGCACCAGATATTAAACTGATTACAGATAAGATAGATAAGGGACTTGGGTTTATTCCTGAGTATTGGAGGTGGCAAAGGATTGAGGATAACTGGAAAAACCAGGTGACTCTTGGTATTAAAACTAAATCAGGAGAGCGTATACCCTTCTCTTCTATTCTAATACGTAACTTAGATGAGGGTAATAATGAAGAAGCAATTGCAGGTACAAAACCACGTAAACTTATTATAGATGAGATTGGTAAAGGGAATTTTCTTAGAGGCTTACAAGCTGCTATTCCAGGGTTTACAACTCCTTATGGTTGGGGATGTTCTCCAATTCTTACTGGTACTGGGGGTGATATGAAGAAATTTATGGATGCAAAGAGCTTAATGTTCGATGTAGCCAACTTCAATTTCCTAGAATACAATAACAATAATGATGATAAAAGGATCCATGGACTATTCATTTCTAATAAATATAGAATGGAAGCCAAGGAAGATAGTACGTTAGGTGCCTATTTAGATCAACCTACCTCTAGTGACTTACATAATATAAAGATGTTAGTGAGTAATGAAGAGAAGGCCAATGAAATAACTACAAAGAACCTAGACAGACTTAAGAAAGCTGGTGATAGAATAGCCTATTTAAAAGAAAAGATGTACTATCCATTTGATGTGGATGATATATTCTTAAATGAAGATACTAATATATTTGAGATTGAAGGAGCTAAGAGACAGAAAACCAGACTGTTACAACAAGAGAGAACAGGGATTCCTGTAATATTATACACTGATGATACAGGGATTAAACATGAGTTTACAGACAAACTTCCTATTACAAACTTCCCTTTAAAGAACAGTGACTCAAAGGATGCTCCTATAATTATATATGAATTCCCTGTAGAAAATCCTCCATATGGACTGTACACAGCAGGAGTGGATCCCTACAGACAGGGTAAATCTGCATATAGCTCATCTCTAGGATCTGTATACATATATAAACGTATGCATGATTTGACAGGTGAGAAATATCAAGATATGTTTGTTGCTTCCTATTCAGCTAGACCTGATAAGAAAGATACATGGGAAGAACAAGCTCGTCTACTTATTAAGTATTACAATGCTAGAACACTCTGTGAGAATGATGATATATCTTTTATAGAGTATATGAAAGCAAAAGGTGATGCTCATTATCTAGAGAAACAACCACAATGGTTAAAGGAGATAGTACCAAATACCACTGTTAAAAGAGATTATGGTATACATCGTTCAAGTGATAAGATAATTGAGTATCTTCACACCTGCTTAAAGAAGTATTTAGAAGGCACTGTATACAAAGAAACAAATGATGCAGGAGAAACTATTAAAGAAGTGTATGGGGTGAGTAAGATATTTGATCCTGTACTCCTTGAAGAGATTATTCAATACAATGATCAAGGTAACTTTGATAGAATCATTGCTGCAGAACTAGCTATTGCCCAGGCACTTAAGATGGATCCCATCCTTGGAAAGGTTGGAGGATCGTCTGATGAAAGGGTGGCATCTATGTTTCTTAAGAAAAATGGTAACATGTTATTCACAGAATCAAGAGGGATGTTTAAATCACGTCCTAGAAACTATAAAAGTAAATTGTTTTAATAATGGCAATTATAAGATATACAAAAGATGCGACAATTAGGTATGCCTATTTGAATATATTCCCTGATCAGTTTAAGACTGATAAGGAGAAGCAAGATGAGAGTTGGGTAAAGAATACCATGGACTATTTCGCAAATAGATCTTATGCCGAATATGTAAAGAATAGAGATACATTTGTTAAGAACTATGATCTTGTAAAAGGAATCCTTAGAATGGAAGACTTTTACCAAGAGCCACAAGTGAGAAGCTTCACTGACGTACTTACAGCAGATCTTCAGCTTCCAGCTTATGTAAAGATGTATTCTATTGTAACCACTCCTTTAAATGAGTTAGTGGGTGAGATATCTAAGAGACCAGATTCTTTTAGAGTGAAAGCGTTTGATGATGATAGTCAATCTGAAGAGCTTGAGTTCAAGACACAGATATTACAAGATTATGTTATCAATGAAGCCAAGAAGAAGTTACAAATAGAAGCTTTATTAAAAGGACAACAGTTAGATGAAACTGATCCACAGGTTCAGCAGATGACTCTTGATAGTGTAAAGGATCAACTTGATTCATATACATCTGTTGCTGAAAAATGGGCTAACCATGTATTAACATCTCAGAAGGCTGAGTTTGTAATGAAGGAGAAATCAGAAGATGCCTTTAGAGATTTATTAATTTCTTCTAGAGAGTTCTTTCATATATATGAGGATAATTCAAAGCTTGGATTTAATGTTGAGGTGGCCAATCCTAAGAATGTTTGGTTCTTAACCACTCCAGATAAGAAATGGATATCAGATCCTACAGGTAGAGCACAGGGAGCATATGCTGCAGGTACTGTACAAGTGATGGAGCTATCTGAGATTATTGAAACCTTTCCTGATATAACTAAGGATGAGATAGATCACCTAAGAAGTTCTCTACAAGATTATGGATTAATCAATGTGCGTGAATCTAATTTAGGTAATGCTAATGCCACTCCAGGTATAGACTCTGTAACATATGATACATATGATCCTCTTGTTTTACAGACAAGGATGATGATTGAATCAGAAATGAAAGAGAACAATGATGGACTAAGAGACTTCTTAGGACTTACATCTAATGTATCTTCATTTGGTTATAAGTATGTGGTGGTGAGAGCATATTGGATTTCTAAAAAGAAGATAGGTAAACTTATATATACAGATGAACTAGGTAATGAACAATCTCTACTTGTAGATGAAAACTATAAATCTAAAACTATTCCTACAGAACAATCTTTAGAATGGGGATGGATTAACCAGTGGTACCAAGGAGTGAAGATTGGTCCAGACATATACAATATTAAACCATACAAACTATTAGACTACTGTCCTATTATAGGAGTGGTGCATGAGGTGAAGAATACAGAAGCTAAAAGCTTGGTAGATTTGATGAAGCCTTTCCAGGTGTTATACAATGTATGTATGAACCAGCTTTACAAACTACTTGAGAAAGAAGTGGGTAAGGTTTATTTAACATCTATTAGGCATATTCCTATTCCTAAAGATGGTGATGCACAAGATGCATTAGATGTATGGGAGATGGAAGCACGTAATAGAGGAGTGATGTTTATTGATGATAGCCCTGAGAACTTAAAAAGCCCCTCTAGCTTCAATCAATTTAGGGACATTGACCTTACACGTACCCAGGAAATTCAGTCTCGCTATCAGCTTGCTATGCAGCTTAAAAATGAGTGTTGGGAATTGGTAGGTATGTCTAAGCAAAGACTTGGAAGTGTTGCAGCTAGTGAAACTGCTACAGGTACAAACACTGCCATCAGTCAAAGCTATTCACAGACAGAACCTTTATTTGTAGCTCATGAATATGTATTAGGCCAGCTCTATCAAGCTATTATTGATGCTGCTTTATATGTAGAAAGTAAAAAACCTGAATCAACAATATCCTATGTAACAAGTGCAGGTGAATCTGCTTTTGTTTCTGTTAATGGTAATGATCTTAAGTTCAGAGACTTGAAAGTGTTCTTAACTAACAGACCTGAAGATCAGAAAATGTTTGCTGAGATTAGAAGTCTATCTCAAGCTGTTATTCAGAATGGTGGTAGCTTATATGACATCATTGAATTGTACAGTACTAACTCTGTACGTCAGATGAAGAAGATATTCAAGGATCTTAAAGATAAGCAATCTACTATTCAGCAACAACAAATGCAACAAAAACAACAAGAGATCGATCAACAAAGGTATGCCACTGATGCTCAGATACAAGAAGCCCAGAGACAACATGAAGAACAAATGGCTCATGATGAATACCAAAAACAACTTGATAGAATCAGCAAGGAACAAATTGCTACTATTAGAGCTGAAAGTGTTGAGAAGGTTCCTTTGGATACAAATAACAATGCCATTCCTGACATCCTAGAAAACAATAGATTAATGCATGAGCAAACTAAAGCTGCAAATGAATATAGATTGAAGACTATGGATATACAGAGTAAGAGCAATATGGCCATGGAAAAATTAAAAGTGGAAAGAGAGAAACTAGATAATGAAAGAAAGAACCACAAGGATGATATAGAGATAGCTAAGATAAATGCTAGTGGACGAAACAAAAAATAACCTATGCTCGATGGTAACATTATAATAAATTCCCTGGAATGGCTGGGAGAGAAGTGGAAAGACTACTTATCTCCCTGGTCCATCCTTAGATGTTATGAGGGAGGAGTGTTACTTAGACTTGGTAAATATAAGCATGAGCTGAAGGAAGGATTGAATTTCAAGTTACCGTTCATTGATGAGATACATACAGTGATAAAGACTACAGACACCTTTCATGTAGCAGCTGTAGACATCACCACTGCTGATAACAAACAGGTGAGTGTAGAACCTATTATCAAATTTGATATAGTTGACTTTAAGAAGTATCTAATAGATACAAACAATGCAGCTGATAATCTACACGATATAGCTAGAGGAGTGATAGCAGATCACTTAACAGACTGCACCTTTGATGAGATAAAAGATAGAAAAACCCTTACACAAATTAAGAATAAGCTCAAAGGTGAGTGTGATGATATGGGTGTTGCTGTTCTTAAAGTGTACTTTGGAAGGATTGTAACCACTAAGATGTTTACAGTTTTTAAAGAATGATAAACATTTTTCATTAGAGTAAAAAATATTAATGCTATATTATCCTGAATAATGATTCATTATACCACTTATCTCTTTGCTATTAACATTAAGTAATATACTTTTACAACTTGAAAACCAAATAAATATAACTACATATGGCTGAAAATCTAGATACTCCCCAAATGGGAAACTTCAGTATTGAAAATACTATGGAGTTTGGTACAGGAAGTCAAGAACTTTTAAATGACTTGTTTGCACCAGAAACATCCACAACTAATCCTGACGATATTCAAGATATTAAAGACGAACCTGCTCCTGCAGCTCCTGCAAAGAAAGCTCCTGCTAAATCTGTTATTCCAGATACAAAAGCAGAAGATACAAATGAAAAGGAAGATGCATCTAAATCAATTCAAGATTTCCTATTAGGAGATGAAGATGAGGAAGAAGGAGAGGAAGAAACTACACCAGCTAAACCTGCAAAGAAAACTTTACAGGAAGTAGCTGATAGTACATCTGAAGAAGATACAGAAGGAGAAGAAGAACCTAATCAGTTCGCAGCTCTTTCAAAAGATCTATATAAGTTAGGAGTGTTTTCTAAAGATGATGATGAAGAAGAAGCAATAGTTTCTACTCCTGAAGAATTCTTAGAAAGATTCAATGCAGAGAAAAAGAAAGGAGCTATTGAAGTGGTAAATAACTTCATAGGTCAATTTGGAGAAGATTATCAACAAGCATTTGATGCCATATTTGTAAAGGGAGTTGATCCTAAAGAATACTTTGGTACATTCAATAAAATACAATCTTTTGCTGAAATGGATCTTGCTGATGAAGCAAATCAAATATCAGTGATCAAACAGGCTCTAGCTGATCAAGGTTATGAACCTGAAGATGTTACAACAGAAATAGAAAGACTTAAAAATTATGGTGATCTAGAAACAGTTGCAACTAGAAATCATAAAGTGTTGGTTAAAAAAGAAGCTGCAAAGCTTCAGCAACTAGAACAACAAAGAGAAGTACAATTACAACAACAACAAGTTATTAAACAACAGTATCAGCAGAATGTAAGTAACATTCTACAAGAGAAGTTGAAAGCTAAAGAGTTTGATGGTATTGCTCTCAATCCTAAATTGGCTGGTGAACTACAAGATTTCTTAGTAACAGATAAGTACAAAACACCCACTGGAGAAACACTCACAGATTTCGATCGTACTATTCTGGAACTTAAACGTCCTGAGAATCATGAAAAGAAAGTTAAGATGGCTTTACTAATGAAGATATTAGAAAAAGATCCTACTCTCTCTACAATTCAAAAGGCTGGTATCACCAAAAAATCTAATGAATTGTTTGGAGAAGTAGCTAGACAGGCGAGTAAGAGTGCTATTAAATCTAAAGCTCCTGTCAAGAATACATCATGGTTTCAATAAATTTATATAACAAAAATTAAAAAAATAACACAATGGCAATTCAGACAATTCCAGGTTTAACTGGTTTTACTTACGCTAGGGTCGCTTCAATGGATAAGCGTGCTGTAGGTAAATTAACAGATTCAAACCACTTGGAAAGCTTTCACTCAACTGAACCAGCAGACTATGATAAGAAAATTATCAGTTTGTACACTCAGAGTTCTCTTTACAGTAATGACTTCTTGGATATGATTAACAAGAGCACTCCTTACTATATTGATAACAACAGTGATGCTTGGAAGTGGCAGGTACAAGTACCTTACAAGTTCCCTAAGATTATTGATGTTCCTACCAGCACTCTAGATTTAGACAAACCTGGTATTGATGGACAAGAATTCTCTTTAGTGATTGACACTAATGAGTTCTCTAAAAATGCAATTGTATCTGTAGGTACTCGTCAATATGGTCCTCGTTTCTATGTAGTTAAAGATCCAGTTCCTTGGAACGTAGGATATTTGTACAGCTTTACTCTTGTAACTGATAATCCAACAGTTGACTATGTAAATTCAACCTTCTTGAAAGTGGGTATCGAATTAGAACTAGTTGATGCTGCTATCGGTGAGTTTGACCAAGATTTATTAGGTCTTCCTCGTTTGGGTGAACAAATCACAATGTTTGAATCTTTAGGTTCTGCATATGGTTATGAGCACAAAATTACTGAATGGGCTGATGATAAAATGATGCGTGATGCTTCTGGTAAACCACTAGACATCTTAGTATATGCTCCTCAACGTAGGAACCAATTACCTTTAACTCGTAATGATGTTAAATGGGAACCGTTCATTGAATTCTGGATGCGTAAATCTATGTTAGAATTAAAAGTTAAACGTATGATCTGGGCTAGACCTGGTACCGTTAAAACTAATGGTTCTAAACAAGAATTAAAACGTACATCTGCTGGTGTATACCACAGAATGCGTAACAATGGTAACTTAGTACAATACAATCGTGGTGAGTTCACTGCTAACTTGATTCGTTCGGTTTTTGGTGATTTGTTCTACAGACGTGTTGATGTTAAGGATCGTAGAGTTAAGATGTACACTAATGAAGCTGGTTTTGATGTATTCCAACAAGCTTTAAAGAATGACGCTTTAAATTCTGGTTTAACTTTCATGGCAGATAGCGGTAACCGTTACATGCAAGGTGAAGGTCAGCATATCACTTATAACTTTGCATTCGATGCAATGGTTACTCGTGAAACTGGTCGTGTTGAATTGATTCACTTAAAAGAATTAGATTTACCACAAACAAACTTAGAGTTTGGTCAGAACAAAAAATCTACACCTGTATTCATGGTATTTGATGTTAGTCCTATGAGCGATGGTTCAATGGTTAATAACATTCGTGAAGTACGTATGAAAGGTGCTCCTTCTATGACTTGGGGTTATATTGATGGTACTCGTCACCACTTAGGTTTTGCTAAATCTCAGGGTATGAGTTCTGCTAATAAATTTCCTGGTTATGAAATTTGGATGAAGGATCGTTGTGATGTATTCATTGAAGATTTGTCTCGTACAGTTTTGATTGAAGAAATACCACAGTTCTAATAACAGTACTGGTGTGGCTTACCATAAGAACAGCTCACTAGTCAACATACCGAGAAGAATTACCCCCCAGGCAACCCCTGGGGGAGTCTTCTCAAATACAGATGGGGGAACAAATTATAGGTTTGCTGCCCTGTTCTTCACCGAACACCATCTGCAAACAAACCAAATAAAATAAACTACATATGGGTAAGGAAAAATGGAATACCTACGAAATTCAAAAAAGAAGTAGGGATAAGTCCATTCTCAGAAATAAATTGTATGTTAAAAATTATTTGGAAAATAAATCATGTGTAGACTGTGGGAATTCAGATATTAGAGTTTTAGAGTTTGATCATGTAAGAGGTGTTAAATTATATCATGTTTCTCATATGGTAACAAAAGCTTACAAATTAGAACTTATAAAAGATGAAATTGATAAATGTGAAATAAGATGTTGTAATTGTCATAGAATTGTTACACATGAAAGAAGAAATAATAAAATAAACCAATAATAAAAAACAAACAATTACATTATGGGAAAAATAGGAAAAATCTCAACTATTAAGAAAGATTACAACAGTTCTCAGTTACAAACAATGCAAGGTGGCCTTGCTCAGAAAGGTATGACAAGAATTCCTGGTACAGGAGTTTTCAAATATCCTTACAAAGAACTAGATGGTCAGTACAGAACAGGACTTGATGCTAATGCTTCTTATATTAGACGTATTGGTGATAAAGTAGAAAGAGAATTAGAAATAGAAAGAGTAACAGATTTAAGAAAGAAGCTTGAACTTGCTTTAGGTGATATTGACTTAGGTCCTAGATCTTCATTTTGGAACTATGGTTTATCAACTTCTACAGATGATCCTACGCATGTACAGCCTGTGAAACTTATGGATGGTGATAACTATTTTGATTTTTCACAACCTTTTCAAGAGTTAGCTTTTGCATGGTTAAGAGTTCATCCAACAATTGCTTCCAGCTATCAAGCTTGGGAACGTGGTGAATATCCTGCAGATATACAGTTCTATGTAGCTGATGATGAGATTGAAAATGCAGTGATGTATAAGAAGAAACAGTTGATCAATAAAGCAATCATTAAGTTTGATGCTATGACTCCTGAGAAAAAGAAGAAGGTAGCTCGCTTATTAGGACTTCCTGTTAGTGATGATACTAAAGAAGAAGTGGTGTATAACCAAGTGGATAACCTATTGAAACAAACAGAATTCAAGAATGGCAAATATGCAGGCTTAAACCCTGTAGAAATCTTTGGTAGATTTGCAGACATGAAAGAAAACTTACTCCATATTAAAGATTTAGTAAAACAAGCAATCGCACACTCAATATATAGATCAAAGCCTAATGGTAAAGTTTATGAAGGTGATTTTGAAATAGCAAAAGATGAAGATGATTTAGTGAAAATACTTGCTGATGAAGATAACCAAGATCAACTATTAACTCTAGAAGGTAAATTAAAAACTAAAAAACTAGCTTCTGTATGATCCCTGTAGATAGTTTATTATATAAAATTGACCAGAAACTAAATAAACTATCAACAAACGAACATCAACAGATTAACTTAGAAGATAAGATATTAGCTTTAAATGAAGCTCAGATCAAGTTGATTAAGCAAAAGGTTGATGGGTTTAGTACAGCTTCGGGTTTAGGTTTAGATGCTTTTAGAAAGCGTTATGAAGACCTACAAAGTTTAATCATTACATATAATCACCAGCCCCTTCCTTTATATCTAAAGAATGCTGACTTGAATCAGTGGGGTGCGGATATACATTCATTGGTTCCAATGTATATGTTTTATATTGATGCTTATTTATTAGCAGATAAAGGTCCATGTGTTAACAGAAAAGTATTTATAAATAGAGACTTAGCTAAACATTCTGACTTACAGTTTCTTTTAACTAACGATCACTATAAGCCATCTTTTGAATATCAAGAAACATTTATCTTCTTGTCAACAGATGAAGTGAATATATACACAGATGGAACATTCACACCAACTTCAATTAACATTTCATATATGAGGTATCCTCAGTATATAGATAAAGTTGGTTATGTAAGATTTGATGGAACAGATTCAATAGATAGTGATTGTGAACTTGAATTATATTTAGAGGATGAACTATTAGATTTAACAGTTCAGAACCTAGCAATGTATACAGAGAACCAAGGTGCTATGCAAAGTTCAATATATAGAATACAAACAAACGAATAATTTTTTACAATTTAAATAAAAAACAATGGCCGATTTTTCATTAACCACGCTCTTTGTGGTTCCAGTAGGAAATACTCTACCTAGCTCTGGATCTACACAAAATTTAACAGCTGGTCAGTTTGGGATTTTCAAAAGCGATTACACAGTTGCCACTTCAGGTAACATTGCTGCATCTCCCTACTTCTATTTAGCACAAGGTAGAGTTAATACCTATTTACAAGGATCTAAACGTTCAGACAAAATCTCTGGTATCAACAATTCAGCTTACGGTACTAACGTAACTCAATGGTACAAAGTTAATGGATGTCCTACAGCAGCTAACCAAATCACTCAAGTTGGTGGTTGGACAGTTAAATGTGGTGATATTGTAACTTTAACTTTACGTGGATTTTCTAGCTATGTTGACACATTGTACTTTAATGGTTTCACTCGTAGTGTAACTGTTCAAGCTCCTTGTTGCGATTGTGGTGGAAACCCTTGCACTGATGTTGATGTTCCTGCTTTAATTGATGCTTTCATCATTAAGTTAACACAACAAGCTCCTGGTGACAACCCAGATAACATTAGCTTCAACACTTTCTACACATTTGAAAGAATTGGTGATGATCAAACTGCTGTTTTACAAATCACTGGTAAACCATTAACTGTTTATGGACAACCTTGTGATGTTGCTGCAGATCCTTTTGAATACGATAGGTTCTATTTCCGTACCTTCGTTTATTCTGGTCCTGCTACAACTGCTGACTTTATTGTTGCTGACAGATGTAACTTTGTTGCTGAACCTGTTATCATTCAACGTTCTTCTTATGCAACTGGTACAGCTGCTGAGATTCAACAATTAGAAAAGAACTTTTATAGCTACCAAGCTGGATATTTGAAACATTTATACAGAATGGTTGGTTACAATGAGAACTTTGAATCTTGGGTATCAACTGGTACTACGTACGATACTTATTACATTAAGTATAATGCGTTTGACAAATCTGCTTACGAATGGGGTGCTTATATTCAAGAAGATAGTAGTTCAATAATTGCTGTTCCTCAAGGATACACTTCTGCAATCGAAGCTATCTTAGTTGCTGCTTTAGGTGCTGTAGCTTCTGATAATGCTTGTGTAACAACAACCACTACCAGCTCTACTTCTAGTACTAGTACAACAACTTCAACAACTACTTTGATTCCTTAATAGAATAAAGTAGGTATCATATAACCTATACCAGAGGGTGAGAGGATTAATTCTCAAATCCTCTGGTATTTTTATTTTAAATAAGATGACTTTAGATTTTTTAGTAATAAATACTTACACTGCAAATACATTAGGTATAGCGGATATATCAATTTATGATACTAACCCTCCTACTGTTACCAGTCCTAGTATGAGTTTTATTATTCCAGGATATACAACACCTGTGGTTCTTCCTTTTACACCGTTGAGTTTTAATACTTATAACTCACTTACATTAGGACTTAGCACATCAGGTCAACCCTTACTTCCTCTTCCTGATGGAGTTTGGACTGCTACTTATTCTGTTGCTCCTGCTCAAACCAATTTTGTAACAAAGACATTCATGCGTATAGACATTATACAAGAGAAGTATGATTCTGCATTTATGAAACTTGACATGATGGAATGTGATTCAGCAATTAGAACACAATCTAAGGTGACTCTAAGTACAATCTATTTTATGATACAAGGAGCAGTTGCTGCTGCTAATAACTGTGCTGTAGATACAGCAAATAAGTTATACGTACAAGCAGACAACATGCTAAACAATTTTATAAGAAATAATTGTGGATGTACTGGTAATAACTACGTAATTAACTTTTATTAATATGGCAAACTGTAGAGAATGTGGCATCCAAGTTGGATGTGGATGTCAATTAATTAATGGCTTATGTTCAGCTTGTAATTACAAGTCAAAACAAGTAGCTCAAAGAATAAAAAATGTTATACACAAGATTAACAGATTGTATAGAGTGTGCTAGTATACCTGCATTATTAAATGATATTAATTGTAAGCTAACTGATTTAGCTAATGATCAATATAATAATATTGTATTTTCTTTAAACAAATATATATCAGGTGAACTAGTTAACGACTTATTAAATTACAAACAAATACTAACGTATAAGAGTTGTAATCCAGACTATGCTATGCCCTTTAGTGTGCAAATGATAGCTAGTAGAGTGATAGTATTAATCCATAAATAATTTTAAAATGTCTTGTGATAATTGTTATAATGGCTGCACTGAGAGTGTATCAGATAAATGTGTTAATTATACAGGAGCAGCTGTACCTGCATTAGGTATCACTATACCAACTAATCTCTTGTGTATTGAGAATACACTTATTGAGAAAGTAGTTTCATTTTTAGATGGAACAGGTATTGATATCACAATCAACCCTTCATATTATTGTAGTCTTGTCACTCAATATTTACCAGGAGGAACTCCTACTCTTCTTGATGTATTAACAGCTTTGGTAAGAGCTGCTTGTAATTTACAAGGTGAAGTTGATACTATCAATAGTCAGATAGCTACACTAAATGCACCCTATACAGTGGGATGTTTAAGTGGTGTAACTTCTTCATCAAATACACATGATGTTGTACAAGCTATTATTACACAGCTTTGTACCACTGTTACAAATCTTACAGCACTCACTCTTGATGTAAATACTAACTATGTAAAGATTGCTGATTTAAATGGCTTAATACAATCTTATTTAAATAGTATAAATGCAGGAACTCAACAATATACAAAGATGGTTCCTTATACAGTGGTTGAATATTATGGACCATTAAGTAACTTTGATGGTACAGGTGCAGGTCTTTCTTCACGAGGATGGAATAAAGTGTACTTGTGTAATGGTGAAAATGGTACTCCAGATAAAAGAGGTAGAGTGGGAGTTGGGGCTATTTATAATGTTCCTGGTGGACCTTTAAATCCTGCAGTGGATCCTATATATGCTGGTAACCCTAATTATACTTTCTTAGGAACAGAAGGTGCTAATTCAGTGACATTAGCCACTTCGCAAATACCTTCACATACACACACTACAACTGTAGGAGAAACTCCTCACTCACATCTTACATCAACTAATTTAGGAGGTGATACAGGAGTAAATATAGATGCTAGTCATCCTATTTGGTACGATCATTCTGATGGTGGAAATGGTTCATATCGTTTAACTTCTGGAACTGGTGTTGCTAATGTAGGTTTAACTAATTCAGTGACTACATCAGTTAGTGTAACAAACTCTAATACAGGCGGAGGTGGATCTCATAATAACATCCAACCTGTACTTGCCACTTATTATATAATGTATATACCTTCTTAATATGAACATACCTCTTCCTTGTCAACCTGGAGATCCATGCTATGGTAAATATTTAGTATTACCTCCAGGAGGTCCTGGCTGTGCATCTTTTGTATATAGTACAAATGATGTAATATATACAGGTACTAATCTTCCTTATACAGGAATTAAAACTGGTGATTGTGCTACATTAGCTTTTCAAAAAATAGATAATGCCCTTAACCCAGCAACTATATTAGCTGCAATTGCAGCTAGTCCATCACTGAGTGCAGAGTTTTGTACATTAGTTAGTAACTGTACATCAACTACAACTACTACCTCTTCTACATCATCCACATCATCTACCACTACTACAAGTACAACAAGTACCACTAGTACAACTAGTACAACAACCACTGCAACACCAACTACAACAACAACAACAACTCATGCTGTAGTTCCAGTTAGTTTTTCAATTGCTGCATCTTGTAATGGAACAGAAAATAATTGGTTAGCAACATCACTTGCTGGAGGTAGCGGTGATTTTGATATAACAATAGGATATTATTCTTCAGAAGCTGCTGCACTTGCTGCAACATCTTGGCAGAGTGTATCACCTGGAAGTAATTCATTTACATACGAAAATGAACCAAATGGTACTTGGTGGAATGCTTTAAGAGATACTTATAATCATTCTAATATAACAGCAAGATCTGTAACTAGTAACTGTACCCCTTAATCTTTTTAACATTTAATATATGTACACAGTAACAATAACTTTCACACTAGCAGGAACAGATGTAGGACCATTTAATCTTTATTCAGATGCAGATGGGTATACAACTCCTTTTGCTACAGGAATATCTAGAACAGCCTTACTTGCTGGTTACACTTCTACAGTGGTTCCAGATGGTAGTACAACCATCCTTGCAATGTCTACAGGAACTTGTGTTAGAGATCTTTATATGCCTATTGTAGGTGCTCCCACTACAACTACAACTAGTACAAGTAGTAGCACAACTACAACAACCACTACAGTAGGACCTCCTTCTAATTCATTCTATATAGCTCCTTCAAATGTAAGCGGTCCAGATGCATGTAGTCAACCACAAACAACTGTAGTATATTCTTATAATTATACATATTTAGTTGATGGGGATGTTCTATATAATGCTGATAGAACCTTATTTGATGGTACAGGATTTGTATACTGGCAAAATGTAAACTACGGTCATATCAGTTCAGTGGGTGTAGTTACAGTGCTAGGAGCATGTTAATATATTAAAAAACCCTGTTTGTTGGTTTACAGGAAGTTCTCCTGGCCTTTCTAGGCTGGGAGTTTTTATTTAATTTCTAATTAATTTGATTATATAGTTTAACCTAATCAGTTAATTAAATTTGGTAATTACCTAATAATAGTATATCTTTACAGTAATTTTAACCAAAAAAAAACATATATGTCTGAAAACCAATCACTTCTTCAGCAGCTTCAACAAATGTTACACTGGAAAAAATCAAAGAAATTCTATGCTGAAAAGCTTGGAATCACAGAAAATGAGATAGATGAGTTACTGAGTGGTATGAAGACAAAAGAACAAGCGGAAGATGATGCAGAGATAGGAAACTACATAAGTGATTTAGAAGACCTAGTAGTTAAGTTTACAGAAGATGTGGTTAAAGGAACAGGTGAAGTGGTAGCTAATGTTAAAGAAGAGATTAAGAGTTTAGAAGATCTAATTGAAAAATGTAATATAGATACAGAGAAGTGGGAAGTAACTAAATACGTACAGAACTTCTGGGGAAACTCTGGACAGCCACATTGGCAAGTTAAAGCATGGTTAGGTAAGAAGTCTACAGAACAAGTTTTTCAAGATTCGTTTGTAGACTTTTTAAGTTCATATGAGCCTATTAGTCAGGAGATCATGAGTCCTAAGTTCTCTGGAGGTAAATGCCCTGCAATGTTAGTTATCAATAAACAAGATGCTCATCTAAATAAATATGACATTGATGGTAATAATGACATTTCTAAAAGATTAGGTGAGATTGTATATAAGTTAGAAGTAATTGCTAACCAAGCACAACTTTCAAATAACCTAGATCAAATTACATACATCATTGGATCTGATGAGTTTAATAGTGAGTTCACAGGAACTACAACAAAAGGAACTCCTCAAACAAACACACATACATATCAGGATTCTTTTCAGTTTATATGTGAACATGAGATATTCGTAATTACAATGTTATTACAGTATGCTCAAAATGTGAATGTAGTGTATGTAGCAGGTAATCATGATGAGTTTGTAGGATGGCATATGATTACATGGTTACAGGCTTATTTCAGAAATACAAATAGACTTACGTTTGACATTAGTCCTAAGTATAGAAAGTATGTAACATATGGTAACTCAGCATTAATGTTCAATCATGGAGATGCTATCAAGCCTGCTAAGTTAGCAGCTTTATTTCCAATGGAGTTTAAAGATGGTTGGTCTTTCCACCAGAACTTTTATATCTTCACAGGAGATAAGCATCATGAAGTGAGTCATGACTTCAATGGTATTAAATTTTATCAAATTCCAGCATTCTCTAATGCTAAGAGTCTTTGGGATGATAAAAATGGTCACACAATGTCTAAAGCTGAAGTGACAGGATTCTTAATAGAAGAAGTGTCAGGAATGACAAATATATTTAAACAATACTTATAATGGCAACATTACGTAAATTAGTTTCAGATGTGAGGTCAACTCACAAATTGCTATCCTCTGATGGTCTAATAACCAACAGAGCGATAGCTTCTGAGATTAAAAACAATACACAGTTATTAATAAAGAGAGAAACTAATCTCAGAAAGCTTTGGGCTACTGATACATTATTTACTACCATCCCTTGTTTAGAGATGATAGAAGTTCCTATTTCTGAATGCTGTGGATATACAGATCCTTGTCAAGTTGCTAGAAGTAAGTATAAGCTTCCTCGCATGAGTGAAGGAAACTATCAATATCTCATCCAAGGTGTTTATTCAATAAATGCAATGGGTGGTCAAGGAAGGAAGTTTAAAGAGGTTACTATCAATAGATATTTAAACTTATTAAAGCTTCCTATAATAAAAAATGAACAATACTATTGGATAGCTAATGGAGGATATGTTTATGTAAACAATCCTTTACTAAAAGCTATACGATTCTCTGCATTCTTTGAAGAAGATGTTCCTAATGAGATTATGTATCCAACGATTGGTTGTGGATGTGGAAGCTATACAACAGATGAGTTGTGTGTAAATCCTTTAGATAAAGAATATGGATGTCCTGGATATTTAGAAAAACAAGTATTAGATCTTACCTCTCAGAGATTACTAAGTACATATTTTAACATTAAATCAGATATGACTTCAGATAATGTAGATGGTCAAGCACCTAATGCAAAACCAACAAATTAATGCGTACAAAAATAGATTGGAGAAGCTCAAGTAAAGAAAACTATAATGACTTTTGTAAAAAGAATCCCACTTTAAAATTAACATTTAATGAGTGGAGAAACATCATCTATCTATTTAACGAACAGTTTAAAATCTACATACTGGAGACTGGTGAAAAGTGTAAGCTTCCATTTGGTTTTGGAGACTTCTCTATAAATAAGAAGAAAAGAAAGAAGCTTAAAGATATCAATGGTAAGGAATATATTAATCTTCCTGTAGATTGGAAAAGAAGCAAAGAGAAAGGAAAACGCATATATAATTTTAATTATCATACAGAAGGATATTTCTTCGGATGGGTATGGTTTAAAGAGTCAGCTAGATTAAAGAATGTGGACCTTTGGTATTTTAAACCCTCTAGAGTTACATCAAGATTACTATCTCATTACATAAACGCTGATGATAAATATCAACATATTTATTGTGAGTGGATAAAATAAAATAATATGTCATATTATTACAAGTACAACTTTGTCTCCCCTGAACCAATTTATTCAACAGTTAGGGAAGAATTAAAAAGTTATTTTGATACAGGAGCAATAGATGATCTATTGTTTCCAACCTACTTAGACAAATGTCTTAGAAAGTTGGGCAAGTCATCTTATGTTATACAAGAACAACCTTTATACATTGAAGATTTTCAAGCTAGACTTCCAGACAATTTTATTGCTGTAAGAGAAGCTTGGATGTGTGCAGAGATTCCTAATTACCCTTATCAATCAGCTAATTCACTATACACACAAGCTGTTGATAGAACAACTATACAGGTGAGTCCTATAACAATTGCTGGAGCTCCTTGTGTTTCTGGTAATCCTAATTGTCAAACTCCTGGTTGTGATGGAAGATGTATGCCTGAGCTTGTACAAGCTGTATATAAAACAAATGGTACCATTCCTAGATCTTATCAACAACAATACTTACTTAAGCCAGGTAATATATCTGTAAAAAAGAATTGTGATGTACAATATACTGATGCTTGGGAATTTGTAAACTATGCTCCTCCATTACGTGAGTTCACTCCAGGAGCTGCTAGCTATGATTCATTTGACATTAGAGATAATAAATTTGTTACAAACTTTAGATCTGGCATAGTGCATCTTGTGTTCTATGTAACAGAATATGATCAAATTGGTAATCAATTAGTTCCTGATAACTATCGTGTTAGAGAGTTTGTGGAAGCATTCATTAAATGGAAAATGTTTGAAACATTATCAAATCAGATTAATGATGAGACATTTGTTCAGATACAACAGAAGTTAGGATATTATAAAGGACTACATGATGAAGCATTCATAATGGCTGATATTGAAATTAAGAAACAAACTTCTTGGGAAAAACAAAGAAGAATTAAAAATGATCTTAATAGAAATCAGATGTATGAATTACCAAACGCTAGTCCTAATGGAGATTATGGATATTCTAGTGTAAATGGTGGATATGGATATAGTGGAAATTCTTACTATGGTGGCACCCAATAAATAAACTATGGCTGAACAAGAACAACAATCACAACAAGGTAATGTTAGAAGTGAGTTTAATCTAGGTAGAAAAGGATTAAACATGGATCTATCTGTGAACCAGATAGAGAAAGGTAGTCTCACTTATGCACTAAATGCTGCTTTAGAAAACTATGACTCAGCTTCTGTTAACTATCAGAATGAGCCAGGTAATGAGTTATGTCTAAACTTCCCTGCAAATTATCATGTTCTTGGAGAGCATTTTATTCCAGAACAAAATAAACATGTATTCTTTCTAACACATCCTGAAACAGGAGATTGTGAAATAGGATATATGGTAAATAATGATTGTAATTATGTTACATACATTAATGCTCCTTGTCTTAATTTTAATATAAACTATCCAATTCTCAAAGCTGTACACAAAATTACCAACTGTACAACAGAAGTTTATTGGACAGATGGATATAATCCTAGAAGATTTATAGACTTACAAAATCCACCTTGGGTAACAATCCCAGGAGAAACTATTTGTGAAAACACTCCTGATACAGGAGTTGTTGATTGCAACAAATTAAAGGTACAACCTAACTTTGCTATTCCAGAACTCTCTGTAAATAGTGTTGTTAATGGTGGTAATTTACTTGCTGGTACATACCAATTTGCAATACAATATGGTACAGCTTTTGGAGATCCTTATACATCTTACTACTCTATAACTAATCCTACACCAATTGCTAATCCACAATTAACCACTCCTGATTTTAATTATCCAGTGAGTAAGTCTATTGTATTGGATATCAGTAATATAGATGTTACAGGATACTTTCAATATTATAACATAGCTGTAATAAAAACAATAAATGATATTACCTCTGTTGAATTAGTAGGTACTTATTTTATTGATAATACAACAAAACAAATAACCTATACAGGACAGAACGTAACTTCTATTCCTCTTACACTTGATGATATATTTGAAAAGTTTCCATACTACGATATTGCACAAGATTTAACCACTGCAAGAGATATACTTATATGGGACAATCTTACATCTATAGATAAGATTAATTATCAGTCTATTGCTAGTCAGATCACTCTATTATGGGAAACCTATAGAATTCCTGCTACAGAGAATTATGCAGATCCATTCAATGCTACTAACTTAAGAGGTTATCTTAGAGATGAGATATATCCTTTTGAGATAGTATTTCTATTAGATAATGGCAAGCAAACAGATGGTTTTCATATTCCTGGTAGAGCAAAGAACTATAATGAGTTCTCCCAACCAGATGTACCTAGTACAAATCCTGACTTTATTGGTAATGGAACTAGTGCACCTTATTGGCAAATATATAATACAGCTTCTGTATTAGGTGATGCTACAGGTCCTAATATTGGTAATGCCACTCCGTATCAATATGGTGAGTTTGCATATTGGGAATCAATAGATACTTATCCTTGTGATACATTAGTTTGGGGAGATCTTGCTGGTCAACATATAAGACATCATAAGTTTCCTGATATATTAGTGAGTCCTGCATTTGAAAGTGCCAATCCTATTATTATTAATAATAAGTATCAAGTAGAAATGCAAACAGCAGATGCTGTATATCCTATTGGTGTTAAGATAGATCCAGAACAAATCACAGAATTAATCACTGCATCTAATCTTACAGCAGAACAAAAAGCTCAGATTATTGGATTTAAAATAGTTAGAGGAGATAGATCAACTAATAGATCTATTATAGGTAAAGGTATATTAAGAAATGTAGGTAAGTATACAAGAGATAGTAATACATTAAACAATCCTTCACCAACTTATTACTACTATCCAAACTATCCTTATAATGACCTTGATCCAGATCCATTCCTTCTTACACAGAACAATGCATTTAATCAACAGTGTCAAACCTATAAATTAGTAGTAACAACACCTGGCACAATACAATATAATGATTGTAATGATGGAGTTTTAATCACTGTAGATATGCCAACCACTTTAACACAAGTGTGTTCTATTAGTTATCCAGTGGTATTGTCTGGAACAGCAACAATCACTAATGTTACATCTATATCATTTGTATTAACTTCATATGTTGATGGAACTGTTAATTATACAGATTTTCAATACACTGATCCAAATACAACAACATTACAAGTTGCTAGAGTGTATGCTATTGATCCTCAAACATTAAACTCATCTACTATACCTGTTCGTGTAGGTGGATCAAGTAAATATAGTATTTTAGAAAGTGATAAGAATGTTGCATGTTATCCTTCTCAATTAGATGGGTTTCAAGCTGATTCTAAATATAGAATGGTATTTAATTCTCCTGAAACTTCTTTTGGACAACCTACATTAGGAACTGTTCTTAAGTTAGAGAATGTAATGTATGGTGCTGGACAAGCTCATTTTGTACCAGTGAAGAATAATGCACAATATAAACTTCTTACTAGAGATGCTCAATTGGCTGCATTAGTTTCAAGTTATGCTATTGCTAACTTAGGAGGATTTAATGCAACAGCAATGTTTACTGCATATCAAGCATATATACAAATATATATAAACGGTATCAGTAGACAAAACTATGCTTATTCTTTTAACTCTGTAGCTACCTATGACTACTCTTCTGATATAGATAATAATCTAGGTATTAAACAAAGAGAACTTGACATATGTCAATATCTTATTCCTGGTGTTGAATCTGTAGGAGATGTATGGAATGTAAATAATTATCAAAGAGAATCTTCTGTTTATATGAAAACTATAGACACAAGAAATTCTTTATATGTTGATAGTCTTCCTTTTCCTAATGCCACTCCATCTTTAATTGGTAATAATGGAAGTTTAATTTCTGATTCATCTAGGTTTACACTTTCTCAAAGTGGACATTGTGATACTCCAGAGTTTTTAAATCCAATTGATGTTGTTTCTTATTATGGATCTATAAAGGTGATATCTCCTGATCAATGGGGAGAAATGTATTCATAT